TTCCAAAGCCTTAATGAAACGAACACCAGTTTTTTCGTCTGTTGTCGACTTGCCTTCAGGTACAGAATAACCGATTGACCACTCTTGTTCTTCTGCAAAAAATTGAACATCATAAAATGCATCACGCCCGCGACTTGTATTTAAATTAAATTGCATTTTTACAAGCAATGCTCCTGCGTTTTGTTGACGTAAATCTTCTGGCAATCTTGGGTCGTTCGGCATCAACTCTTCAACCTTGAGAGTTTTTGCAACTGGGATATTGGTATCGTGCGACCAAACACCTTTTGGATTTCGCTTTCGAAGAGTATTCTTATATGCGCCAGGCTCAATGACGTCATTAACCGAGTCAACAACATTGGTTACCGAAACAATCGCTTCAACGATTCCATCCGCGCTATCAATAGCATTAACCATTGAAACAGGAACATTTTTGCGGTCCATCTGACCTCCTAGGGGCAACTCTACACTGAGCAAGCGTTCAGATTAACTAAACTTAGCGTATAGGCTAAGCAAACGATAGGGTGCACCGGCAATTAATGACCGATGTGCCATCCCCTACGAAATCACCTGGAAACCTTACGCTTTTCCCGGACACGTCAAAACTATCACTTATGCCTATTGTCGAATTCGAAACATGTTGATGCTCTTCGCGACCGCCCGCAGAATCAAGATTCACCCAAGTCTTTTGGGTGTATCCAAGTTGAAGCGCTGCCCAGAGCAATCCAGCATTGAATGCCCCGGAAACTTCTGTTCTGACAATTGTTTTGATGCGCTTTGCGAAAGAATCTGAAATCCAACTGCTTAGTTCGGCAACAAATGCGCCGTGTGGTCGCCCAATATGAGAATCAAGCATTTTTTGCATATTCATGCCTGTCGTCGCATTTACTAAAAGTAGGTTGGCAATCCTGTCTTCGATAAGTTCTTGAACTGCTTTGCCCTGCATGTCTAGTCGGTCAAAACTTTCTCCCGCTATATCTATGGCACCATCTAAGAACACAGCAGAAATCCAAGTTTTGCCGTCGCTGTCTAACTGCTTATTCCAAGTATCTATGTCGAAAAAATCACTAATTACAATTTTTTCTCCAGCATCCCATCGCTCTTTGAGTTTTTTAGAACTTGCTTTTTCGATGACGACTCGCTGTTGACGCTTAAAAAATGACGCTATTTGTAATGTAACGCTTGCTTCAAGTCTGTCTAGTTGTCTGGTGCGCTTTTGCGTTGTGTTTTCTGTTTTTGTATTGTCGCCCATTTGGTGAGACATTGGAGAAAGCGCTGGCTCGTAAACTGGTCTTGGTGATGGGTTTTCCGTATTATCCGTAGTGACTCTTGGTGATGTTGGAACATTACCTGAAGAAGGTACTGGCTTGTCTGGTGCATCGTTTGGTCTGCGTCCTGGCCTTTGATTTGGATTTACTCTTTCGCCTTGCTGCAGACCAGAACCATCGGTTGACATTACTACTGGAGAAAGGTTCGTCGGAACCATAAGTTCGTCTATGCCAACGCCTTCTCTGCCGGTAAGTTCACGATACTCATCGATGCTGATTGCGCCCTGCTTTAATTCTTCAAGGTGAAACTTCGACCTTTCCCTGTCGTCGCGACTTAAAATAGCAACAGATGAAAGGTCGTAAGAAAACCACGTACTTAAGTCGTCATCCAGAATGTCAAATGCCCGCTCAAGAAGAGTGAGGTGAGGAAGCATTGTTTCTCTCCAAAAAACTTCTAGTTCAACATCGGCGTTTGCAAAACTTCTTCCGGAAGCGTTTCCTATAACGGACTCAGGTACGCCAAACGAAAGAAGAATTTCTTCTTTGTTTTGCATTCTTGCTTCCGTGTACTGTGCATCGCGCTGATTGACTGCTGTGTCAATAAAACTTGCATCTTCTGCCGATAAAACAGTGATACGACCTGCACCACCAATATTCGAACCAGTTGTGCCTCTAAATCGACGAGCAATTTCTTCGCTTTGCTCTTCTTCCATGTCTCCTTTAATAATCAGCATTCCGCCTGGTCTGCCGTCATTGATTACAAAATTTCTGTTGTAAACTCGAGAGTAGTAGTCAAACTCAATTGCTAAACCAGCAGACTCAAGAGGGGTCTGTCCTTTATATGGGTCAATGGGGTGCGGCACACGAATCCACATCATGTTTTGCGGCTCAACAACCTTTTTGGGCGTATTCGGGTATTCAACAGAATATCCAGAAACAAATTTTTCTGCGTCCGGGATTGGAAATACGTATTGCGGTTGATGTAAAAATAGGGAAGTGACGTCTCCGAGTCTATTGCGCGTTATCTCTACATATGCTCCTTTTTTGGAAAGAAGAACTTGCGAAGAAAGCATGAATCTAAAAGTAAAAGCATCAGTATTTTGATTAGGTCTACGATTCAGTAAATCTAAAATTGGAGCATCCCACTTCAGTTCGCCAATCCGCCAATCACCAATTCTTTGTCCGATTGGCAATGATGCCGCATTTGCAGCGATTGCGTAAACCGACTTGTAGACCCATACAACTCTGTCGAGGGCTTGATTAATTCCTCTTTCTACATCCCAACCATCTTTGTACGGCTCTCCGGGACGGCTATAACTAGTTGTTGCATATCGTTTTTTTTCGTCGATGCCCGTAAATCCATTTGCGGTCGCCCTTGTAAAAGTTTTATAAAATGCCATTTTTATTCACCAGTCTCATAGCCGAGTAAAATTGCGAACGCAACGGAAAGAGCGCCAACAGCAAAATAGCCAAGCGCTGAACTTACCAAAAATCCAGAAGTTGCTACGCATGCTCCGCCAGCAGATAATGCCGCAAGAGAAACTCTCTCTCTTCGAGTTGACACCAAAAATTTACTTATAAAATAAGTACTTACGGCGAGTAAGGCGGCAAGAACTCCTCCTAAAACCATATTTATTCCTTTACAACGCAGAGAGTGATAAGTCGGCCATATTTACAAAACTACCCCAATGATAGTGCCGACACCGATAAAGGTGTTCGCACCACCATTGGGGAGTGATGAATGGTTAAAAGGCTTCTTCTTCCCAGCCACTAGTGTTTTTAGAGGCTTGCTTTTGTTGCTGCGCCTGCACACCGGTTTTATTAATGCCGGTAACTTGCGCCTTACGTAAAGACACGCCAATATCGTCGGCTACCAAAACAACTTTGGATTGTTTTTGGCCTTCTTTATTTTCCCAAGTTTGTTGCTCTAGGCGCCCGGAAATTAAGACCCGCGAACCCTTAGAAAGACTGGCCGCAACATTCTCGGCCAATTCACCCCAAGCATTTACGTCGAAAAAAGAGGCTTCTTCTTCCCACTCATCTTGCTTATTCTTCCAACGCCGATTGACTGCAACGCCAACCTTGAGGACACTGCTCCCCGTTTTTGTGGTTTTAATCTCGGGCTCTGCAGTGAGATTCCCGACCACCGTTACTTGTGCTGTCATATATTCTCCTATGTACCTGATGTTTATTGCTGAATGGCATCTAGGTCAAGCATGAACCAATCATTTAGCCACATAATTGCAATCACGGAGTATCCGCAAATGTCAAGCCATGTGTCATTGAGTGGTTCAAACAAGACAGGACCATCGTGCTTTTGAATGTTTTTCAGTCTCTCTAACTTGTCATTTAGACGAATTACGAGTCCTGGCATCCCAAAGCGTGAGATGTTGCCGTGTCCATACATGCGCTGTTTACCAATAACGGTTCTCAGAACATGCATTCCCGCCTCTTCGACGGAAACCTTTGTTTCGTTTGCGTATCCAATAAGTCCGCTCCATGCAATCGCTGTCCACATGGAGTCAAGACTTTGTTCGTCTTGAGGTACCTCAGATTCAAAAACATCATCAATAAGTTTTTCAAAAGTTTTAAGAATAAAATCTTGTCGTTCTTCAGTTGAATTAACCCCAGTCTCAACAAAAGAATTTGCGTTTAATATCATTTCTGAAACAACAATTTCTGATGCTTCATTCCATGTATTTGGGGTGGTTTTTGTAACTATCATTACTGCCTTTCGTAACTTGTTGATGCCAGCATTGCTGTTTTAGATTGTCTTAATTCCCATTCAAAAGTTCTGCGTAAAGCCAAGAACGTTTCAAATATGTCGTCATCAATTCTAAGTGGGAAAAACCCCCACTTGTCGGGCCTCAGCCACAATGCTGCTCCACTTTGAATTTTTGGAATTTGTAGTTCCGTGTCTCCGTCAAACATTACGTCTGCTCTTGCGTAGGCGGCAAGTTGAAGTGCGACTTTTGCGCTAATTCCTGAACGGGTTGTCTTAAAGTCGACAATCGTTACCTTATTTCTGATGCGCGCAATTGCGTCAAACGAACCTGCGTACAAGTGCGTAATTGAAAAAACAGACTTCTCAACATGTAGCCATTCGGGCTCATACTCAACACAGAATTTGTCAAAGTGTTCTATGTATGGCTGGAGTTCTTGGTCATACTCTGCTGACGGGTCGGCAATTCTTTGCTCAATCGCTTCGTGGACCTTGGTTCCCATATCCGCCGCAATTGCAAGTTCTCGCTCTGGTGCGGCTTTAAGCCAAAGTTTTGCTTTTTCTTGCTTGTTTGCAAGAATCAACTCATTGACATATTGAATGTTTTCTACGGCCGCATTTGCTGTAATTTTGCTATTCCATGTTCTAAGGAATGGTGCGGGAAGCATGTCAATTATTGATGTCACCGATGGCGCCGACAAATTATTAATATTTGGGTGTTTGTAGTGGCGATATCCGTTGACCTTAAGAGTCTGAATTTTTGGGTTTGTCATTGGTTTTTATGTGCCTGTTCCTCGAGATACTTTTTATAGTCATCCCAATTGTCCGTGTGCCTGTATGTTGCTTCAATAACTGTATCAGGACTTTGCCTTTCGTACAACTCCAACCCCATACCCAAAACAAGATATTTGGGGCTAGGGGAAACAATGCCGAATTGCTTGCCGTCGTAACTGCCTCCGATTAGGTTTACTTCGCATTTAAACTCAGACTTATTCTTCTTTGTCACTTACTATTGACCGCTTTTAGTATGTCCTGAAACTTTAATTTGAGGTCTTTGACTTTTTTTGAATATTCGCTTACAAATTCCCTGTCAAGAATAATTGAATCCGTGTCTTCTTCCATCGTCATCATCTCTTTCATCACCTCAAGAGACTCAATATTGACCCAAATTTCTTTAATATATATATTTAATTGCTTAGCAAATTCATCAACCTGCTCGCGTTTGATGTTTGCTGTAGGTCGCTGAACCGCAATTGCTCCATCCCTGCCGCCTAGTTGGCTGCCAAAAACTTGAAATGATTCATTAGAGTTTCCCAGATTTATTCCGGCAATTTTAGACATTGCTTCTCCTATTGGTCGTATTTTTCATTATACATCATATCCATGACTTGCCCAGGCTCAATAAGAAAACCTTTTGCTGGGTTGTCGCTATTCTTTGCAAATGTAACCTTTGTTTTATCGTTGAATGTTTCGCGATTTGACCTTAGGTAATTTTTCAGTCTTTGAACGGAAACGACAATCATTGATTGCTCAATGGCGTAAATGTAAATCCACCATTGCGCTGTGGTCACGTTAATGCCGCTCAATTTCCAAATCCGAACGCCCTTTTCATCGACAGCGTTTTGTGGGTTTTGATTTGTTTCAACCACCATCCTCCCGTTTCTATAGCGGTCGGTTTTTATTTCGGCAGAACCCTGTATGACCGAATGATAAAATTGCTTAATAAAATCTTCGCCCAAATGACCAAAAGCGAGGTCAGACGCAAAGTCGAATGACTTTTTATCAATGTCAAATTCTTTTTTATAGACCATCAGATTTGATTTTGTAATTATGTTGAGTTTCTAAAAATTTTTCTATATCGACGCTAATACGTGGTTTTATTTCACCTTGCGTAATAACTATACATGAAGCGAAGTCGTCAGCAAGTTCTTTCCATTGGTCAATTTCCGTAATTGCCATTTCTAAAAGACTTGATGGCACATCCACATTACCACTTAATTTAATTTTATCTTTAAAATCTAAAATTGTTTTAATTGCGTGGTCGGAATTCATACAGTCATCATAGCCGCAGAAACACAAATTAGACGATTTATTCTAATAGTCTGCGCTAACCTACACGACTTAACTATATGGAAGGCACTTTATGACACTGTTAGACCAATCTTTTGTAGATTCCTATTCCCTAAAAAAAGCACCGTGGGGCTTTAACGGAATGGGAGAAATTGTTTTTCTCCGCACATATAGTCGCAAAAAAGAAAGTGGCAAAAATGAAACTTGGACTGAAACTCTTCAGCGTGTTGTTAATGGTGCTCATGAAATTGGAGTTGATTACACAAAAAAGGAAGCAGAAGCGCTTTTTGACCACATGTTCAATTTGCGCTGTGCATTCTCCGGTAGAGCACTTTGGCAACTTGGCACGCCGCTCGTTCAGAAATTCAATGGGTCGTCGCTAAATAATTGCTACTTTACCAACATTGAAAAAGTTGAAGATTTTGAACTTTTATTTGAGTATTTGATGCTTGGCGGCGGGGTTGGTTTCTCTGTTGAGCGTTCAAAAATTCACGACCTTCCAAAAGTTAAACCGGGAGTCGTTATTGCACAAGAAAGAAGCAACGATGCTGACATCATTGTTCCGGACTCGCGTCACGGCTGGAAGCGCCTTCTTCATGCAGTCTTAAAGTCCTACTTTGAAACCGGGAAATCATTTTCGTATTCAACGATTCTTATCCGCGAATACGGCGCACCCCTTAAAACTTTTGGCGGGACCGCTTCTGGCCCTGGAGCGCTAATCGATGGAATTGCAGATATCTGTAAAGTATTGAGTGGCCGAGAAGGCAAAAAACTTCGGTCAATTGATGTCCTTGATATCTGTAACATCATTGGTCGGATTGTCGTATCTGGCTCTTCTCGTCGCTCTGCTCAGATTGCAATGGGCGACCCCGATGACGTTCTTTTTCTTCGCGCAAAAAACTGGTCAACCGGCACTGTTCCAGCGTGGCGAGCAAATAGCAATAATAGTATTTACGCAGACTCCTACGAAGAGATTATGCCCGAACTCTGGAAGGGTTATGACGGCTCTGGTGAACCGTACGGTCTTTTGAATCGTAGGTTGGCGCGCTCAGTTGGTCGTCTTGGGGAAAAGAATCCAGACCCTTCAATTGAAGGGTTTAATCCATGTGCAGAAATTGCTCTTGCTGATGGTGAATCATGCAACCTGGCAACCATCTATCTTCCAAATATTGAAAGCCTAAAGCAATTAAAAGAAATTTCAATTCTTCTTTACAAAGTACAAAAACAAATTACTCGCTTGGCGTACCCCTATGAAAAAACAACCAACATTGTAAGAAAGAACGCACGATTAGGTCAAAATATCACCGGAGTTTTGCAAGCCAAAGCCGAAAAAATTGAGTGGCTTGATGAGGCGTACAAAAACCTTTCTGCTTTTGACAAACAATATTCAAAAGAAAAAGGTTGGCCGACATCAATCCGATTGACTACAGTTCAGCCTTCGGGAACATTGTCTCTACTCCCTGGTGTGACTCCAGGAATCCATCCCGCTTTTGCTCAGTACTACGTGCGCCGAGTACGGTTTGGTTCGGCCGACCCGTTGGTTGATGCTTGCAGGAAGCGTGGATATAAGGTGCAGTGGGATATCGGCCTTGATGGCAGGGAGGACCATACGCGCTACGTGGTTGACTTCCCATGCGCGTCTCCAGAAGATTCCGTACTCGCAACGTCTATGACTGCCGTAGAGCAATTGGAATGGG